TATCATGCTAAAGTTAATTTAAGTAAAGGAACTTATGAAAAGACACTCAAGGAAGTAGCTGACCTTGCAGGAAGAGATTTTAATGAAGTTCTAAATAATATTAGAAAAGAAAACCAAGCTGTTAAAAAATTATTAGGAATAGAAAATTTACCCTCAGATATGGTGTTTGGTTATTCAGGCGAACACGTAGGAGGATTAAAAACAGCCATTATTAATCAGGATAAAGCTTTTGCTAATAAAGTTTTAGATAATGTTATTGCAACCACTCGAGGGAGAAATACGGAATTAGGTTGGAAGCTTTTAGAAAAACCTAAAAATAGATTAGTTAGGGAATTTAAAAATGCAAAAACTCTTGATGCTAAATCTAAAATTATTACTCGGCTTAATGACTTAGTACAAAAAGTAGATCCTGGAAGTATTGAATGGAAAATTAATAAAGGCCAATTGGATTTTAAACCTTTAATTAAACAAACTACACTTGAACAAAAAGCGTCAGGCTATTTAAGTCAAAAAGGAGTCCGTAAATTTTTATTGGATGCAGGGTTCCCTGTTAAGAAATGTTTCAGCGAAGGAGGTCGAGTAGGACTCGCGGCTGGAGGAGCCCCTGATGTTTGTATAAGAGGGGCTATTAATGACACCATTCAGAAAGCTAAACAAGGGGATCAAGCTGCTTTACGAATTTTGGGAAACCAAAAACAAGTTCTTAAACAGAGTGTTAAAAGAGGAACGGGACTAGGTTCTAAACTAGCGTGGTTTCTAGGCCCTATTGATGCTCCACTTGAATTAGCTTTTGCACTTCCTCATTTATTAATGGGAGATTATGAAGCAGCTAAACGTGCCACTACTTTTGGACTGACAGGATGGGGAAAAGTAGATCTAGATAATGTAGATAACCCTGAGGCTAGAAAATATTTAAAACATAGAAGAGATACTGCAGACTGGATTAACAATTGGGAGAAGCATGATTATTATACAAATAAATTAGAAAATCTTCCAGACGATGCTTCGCGTGCATTAAGAAATACTGTGGAGGCCGAAGTTAACAAACGAGAGGCAAATATGAACTCTATATCAGAGAATTATGATGGCTATGATCGAAGTGGCTCGGAGAATGAAGATTGGGTTTATCATCCTGAAGAGATAGCTGGAAAGAAGGCAGCGAGAACCTGGATTGATTCTAAAGTAGAGACTGATTTAGATAAACAGTTGGATAAACAATATGGTACTCATGGGGATCCTTTTTTATTAGATATAGACACAAGTATGAATAAAGAACAGGCTAAAGAAAAATTAAGAGCTTCTCCAACTGATTTAGAATCTTTTATTAAAACAAAAGGACAAGATTTTCATGGAGATCCTGAAGGATGGTTCGCCTATGACCCTCTCAAACAGGAAGAAGCAGAGGCTCATGGTGTTGGAGAGATTTATGATAATTATTATATGGGTGCTGATGAAGGTAAAGATATTCGAGACTCTTATTCCTCAATCCCATTAGAGTATGCAAGTCAATTAGGAGCTTTAGAAGCTAAAGAGACAAGAGAAGGTTTAGAGGCTATAAGAAAGAATCAACCCTTCGATGAAATGTATTATGCAGATGGAGGTTTAGCAAGCCTATTAAAAAAATGAAAAACCCAACCCTAGTCAAAAATATGAAGCATGTTAAATGGAGTCAGATTCCTCCTTTAAGAGGACCGAATCCAGAAGGGTTGCGAAAGCCTATTAAACAAGATACAAAGAAATCGGAGAAGTTAAATGGCAGACAATCGAATAGATAAATCTCTCCCGAATACGCTTGTTGATGAGAAGCTTCCTGGAGAAGAAGTTATCGAAGAAGTTGATATTGCGGAGGAGTTAGGGAAAAAACCAATTGAAGTAACGCCTGAAGAAGATGGTGGGGCAACAGTTGATTTTGATCCACAAGCTAACCCTAAGATTCCAGGAACCGAAGAACATTTTGATAATCTCGGTGATCTTTTACCTAATGAAATTTTAGACCCAGTTGGTAATAAACTGACGGGGGATTATATGGATTATAAAATGTCCAGAAAAGATTGGGAGCAATCTTATATTACAGGTATAGATCTTCTAGGATTTAAATACACGAATAGAACTGAACCTTTTCAAGGAGCGAGCGGTGCAACTCACCCCGTTCTTGCAGAAGCGGTTACACAATTTCAAGCACAAGCTTATAAAGAATTATTACCTGCAGATGGACCGGTAAGATCTCAAATTATTGGAGCATCCAATCCTCAAAGACAAGCACAAGCAGAACGTGTTAAAGATTTTATGAATTATCAAATTCTGGATGTCATGAAAGAATATGAACCTGAATTTGATTCGATGTTATTTCATTTACCGTTAGCAGGATCCACTTTCAAAAAAGTTTATTATGATGAACTTTTAGGACGAGCGGTTTCAAAATTTGTTCCAGCGGATGATCTTGTGGTTCCTTATACCGCGACTTCACTCGATGATGCAGAAGCTGTGGTGCATGTAGTAAAAATGTCAGAAAATGATTTAAGAAAACAACAAGTAATAGGATTTTATAGTGACATTGAACTTGCAGCACCCAGTTATCCACCAGATGACAGATTAAAAGATGCAGAACGAAAATTAGAAGGCACTCAACGTACTTCACGAAACGAACAACTTTATACACTCTTAGAGTGTCATGTTAATTTAGATTTAGAAGGATTTGAAGATTTACATCCTGAAACGGGAGACCCGACAGGAGTAAAATTACCATACGTCGTAACAGTTGAATATGGTAGTCAAAAGGTTCTTTCAATACGAAGGAACTTCACGCCCAATGATCCATTGAAGAAGAAAATCCAATATTTTGTCCACTTCAAATTTCTGCCAGGACTTGGATTTTACGGATTTGGACTCATACACATGATTGGCGGGTTGAGTAGAACTGCAACGTCTGCTCTCCGCCAATTATTAGACGCAGGAACATTATCCAATTTACCAGCTGGATTTAAACAAAGAGGTGTGCGTGTTAAAGATGATGCACAACCGATTCAGCCAGGAGAGTGGAGAGATGTTGATGCACCGGGTGGAAATTTAAAAGATTCATTTTATAATTTACCTTACAAAGAACCTTCACAAACGCTTTTACAACTAATGGGAACCGTTGTAGCGGCGGGTCAAAGATTCGCGGCTATTGCAGATATGCAAGTGGGCGAAGGAAATCAAAATGCGGCTGTTGGAACAACAATCGCTTTACTTGAAAGAGGTTCACGAGTCATGAGTGCAATTCACAAAAGACTTTACGTAGGAATGAAACAAGAATTTAAACTTTTAGCAAAAGTGTTTTCAACTTTTTTACCTCCCGAATATCCTTATGATGTGGTGGGAGCTGCAAAAAATATTAAACAAGCTGATTTTGATGACCGAATTGATGTTTTACCGGTAGCGGATCCAAATATCTTTTCTATGTCTCAACGAATTACAATGGCACAAACAGAATTACAACTTGCGATGTCGAATCCTCAAATGCATAATTTATATGTAGCGTATCGCAAGATGTATGAAGCAATCGGGGTCAAAAATATTGATCAGGTATTACCTCCACCGCCGCCTCCTTTACCAAAGGATCCGGCTTTGGAAAATATTGATGCTTTGGGACAAAAACCGTTCCAAGCGTTTCCTGGTCAAGACCACCGAGCGCATATTACATCGCACTTAAATTTCATGGCAACAAACATGGTGAGAAATAACCCACCCGTGATGGCTGCTTTACAGAAGAATTGTTTAGAGCACATTTCACTCATGGCTCAGGAACAGATCCAACTGGAATTCAGAGAAGAAATGCAAATGTTGCCGCAAATGCAACAACAGGCCGTACAAAATCCACAAATTCAGCAACAAATGCAACAAATTTCTCAAAAAATTGAAGCGAGAAAGGCAATCTTGATTGCAGAAATGACTGAAGAATTTATGAAGGAAGAAAAGAATATTACTTCCCAATTTGACCATGATCCACTATTAAAACTTAAAGCAAGAGAAGTGGACTTGAAAGCAATGGAAAATGTGCGTAAAGAAGAAGAAACAAAGGCAAGAATTAATCTGGACAAAGCTAAATTAGTTCAAAATAAAGATTTAACTGAGGATAAGCTTGAACAGAACGAAGATTTAGCTCACTTAAGAGCTGATACGGCGATTGCAAAATCAATCATGTCCGCTGAAACTAAACTAACGTCTGATCGTATGAAACGTAAGGATGTAAAGACCTTGAAAGGTCCGCAAAGGTAGTATACAACAACTAAGGAGTAAATTATGACTACACTAGAAAAAGCAAGCAAAGACAAAGTTGGTAGAAAAGGAAGTGTTTCCTTAAACAAAACTAACAATGTCGCTGTGCCTTCACAAAACTTGCATATAGACCCAAAAGGTAAATCAAGTTTTAGAGGAAAAGGAGTTTATATCGCTCAAGGTGATAGAAACGAAATTAAAGGCACACGAAGAATGCTTAAATCTAAAGATAAAACTGTAACCTGGTTCTAATATGTGGTTTGGTCTAGCAAGAATGGCTCTCAAAACTGGGAGTCATATATATCAGAATAGACAAAAGACAAAAGCCGCGATGTCAGATGCAGCTTTAATGCACGCTGAGCGTATGGCGCGAGGTGAAGAATCTTATCAGGGTAAACTTTTGGAATCGCGAGATAACGATTACAAGGACGAATTCGTCCTTTTGATAATTTCGGCGCCGATCATCGTGCTCGCCTGGGGAGTTTTTTCAGACGATGCGCAAATGATGCAGAAGGTGGAGCTTTTCTTTCATCATTTTGGCTCACTGCCAATATGGTTCCAAACTTTGTGGATTACCGTGGTAGCGAGCATTTTTGGCATCAAGGGTACACAGGTGTTCAGGAACGGTGGACCTAAGAAGAAATAGACTTGCATTTGTTGGTAAGTTATACTAATAACTAATAAGGAGAAAAACATGAGAAACGATTTCGGAACAAGACCTTATAAATCCAGATTTCCTTACAAAGCTGGTTCTAAAAAGAAACAAGGCTATAAAGCCAGAGAAGATGAATCTCTAGGAATGCGTACTGGAAAAGAATCCACTAAGAAACAATCTATGAAAGATCGTAGAGATGAATCTTATGGCAAATGGGGCAAACGTCCTAATCAAAAGATTAACAAATAGGAATTTAATATGAGCGTGTTTGGAATTGCAAAAAGAGGTTTTGGCAAAGCACTTCGAGCTTATCGTATTAAAACAGGTAGCCGAGGAAAAACGATTACAGGTGTTAAACCTGCAGTTAAAATTCCAGGTGCAAGTGTTAAAGATATTGAAAAAAGTAAACAGTGGGGTCACACACAAACTTGGTCTAAACGAAAAAAGATTGCTGAGAATTTAAATAAAAAAGTTGAAGAAGGCAAAAAAGCAATTAAGAAAAGAGCTCATTTAGGTCAAACTAAAGTTTTACAAAGAAGACACGGAGAATATTTTGCTGACCCAACTACAGGATCTAAAGGTACAGAACCTTGGAGTGCTCCAATTAAAAAAGGAAAAAAATAATGGGAGATATTTCATTAAAAGGTAAAAGTCCAATTTTAAGACAAAGCTTCGCCGTAGGTGGCGCAGTAAGACGTTTAGCTCGAGGTCTAAGAGGACGTAAAGGTCGTGGAAAAGATTTTAAAACACATGGTAAAGATGTTCCAACGATGGCGGCTAAAGGCGGAAGAATAGGCCTTAAACATGGTACTAAACCATGGGGCACTGGACCTAAACCAGGAACACATGAATTTATGGTGCAGAACCTTCATAAGAGAAAAGGTAAAGCTGCAGGTAGTATTGTTAAAGGTGTAGGTGCATTAGTAAAAAAATTTAAAAAGAAAAAAGTTTATCCAGAAACAGAAGATTTAACTCATCAAGTAGGACCCTATGCTGGAGATGTTGGGTCAGAAGGTAAAAGACGAACAATGGGACCTAGAGGAAGAGGTAAGTCTCCAGGAAGACCTAAAGCTGGCCCGCAAGCTCCATCAAGACCAAAAAAAACTTGGCCACCAAAACACAGGGATTTCTTAAAGAGATATCCTAAGATGCCTCAACCACATAAAGCTCCAGGAGATAAACCATACATACCTATGCCAAAACATGATCCTCACAAACCAAAAAAATGGAAAGAAGCGGCTGAAGGCGGAAGAATAGGATTTAAAAAAGGTACTGACAAGAAATGGATGCAAAAAGTTAGTGCTTCCATTAAGAAAAGAGGAACTAAAGGAAAATGTACGCCGATTACAAAACCAGGATGTACAGGACGCGCTAAAGCTTTAGCTAAAACATTCAAGAAAATAGGTCGTGAACGAAAAGCTAAAGGCTAATGGCAACACGAAATAAAACAAAATTTAAAAACAACTGGTTTACAAAACTGAAAAAGCCTAGTGGTGTAAGTGAGCCTTATAATGGTTCTTATATCTCTGGAAAATTAGGTGGAGTAAAGGTTGGAAATGAAAGTTTAAAGAAGTACTATAATAAAATAATTAATGGATTTAGAAACTCTAGTATATAAATTACGTCGTGGTTTAGAGCGACGCGTGCAAGCCTTATCATTATCTATCACTTCTGGTGGGGTTGACAACATGGAGACTTATAAGTATATAATAGGTCAAATTAATGCACTGGAATCAGTGCGACAGGAAATCTCTAACCTGCTGGATGATAAGGAGCCAAAAAATGCAAGAGTCAACATCGTTGAAATCCCAAAAGGAAACTCAACAACCAAACCAAAAAATTAAGCTACCTAATAAATCATTAGTAGGAGTAAGGCCTTCAAAGCCTCAAGAAATAACTCGAGATTCTAAAAAATTACCTCAACCTACGGGTTGGAGAATGATAGTTCTTCCATTCAAAATGGATGAGAAGACACAAGGGGGAGTGCTAATGACTGAAAGCGCTTTGGAACGTCAACAAGTGGCGTCTCAATGTGGATTAGTTTTAGCGATGGGATCACAATGTTATAAGGATAAAGAGAGATATCCGAATGGTCCATGGTGCAAGGTCAACGAATGGGTTGTCTTTGCTCGATACGCGGGATCGCGTATTAATATTGAAGGTGGGGAGATTCGTCTTCTAAATGATGACGAAATTTTAGCAACCGTGCAAGATCCTAAGGATATTTTGCACGCATTTTAACATAGGAGGAAACTATGCCCACAGAGAGCACTAATGAAAAACCATTAGAAAAGGAACAGAAAACTGTTCCTCTCGATACGTCTGGACCAGGAGCCGAAGTTATTGTTCCTGATGAAAAGGATGAATCGGAAGTAGAAACCAAGGACAAAGAACCGACAGTAACCTATACAGAACCAGAAAAGACAGAACCAGAAGTCAAGGAAGAAGAAACAGTTAAAGAGATTAAGCAGGAACAAAAACAAGACGACACGAAGCTCGAAGAGTATAGCAAAGGAGTACAAGGACGTATTG